AGCGGTTGCCTTTATCGAGTTTGGAACGGGTACACATTATGCCGAACAGTACCCGAAACCATACGAAGAAAACGGACTTGTCGGACGTGGCGAGTTTGGTTATAAACTCGGACGTTTCGACAGTTGGAGATACAAAGGCGACCCAGGTAATGAGGGCGAGGTCATACAACAGGGTCCATACAAGGGTTGGATTAGGACACATGGTAATCCACCCGCAAGAGCCATGTATGATGCGAGCGAAGAATCAAGGAACAAGATTGAGGAAATTGTAAAAGAGGTGCTGAAATGATTGATATTGAAAATCAGGTATTTACCGAAATCTACAATGTAGTCACGGCATCTTATCCGAATGCCAAAATCGAAAGCATCTTGAATCTTACTCCGTCCGAGTTCCCGTGCGTATGTGTAGAAGAAATCAGCAACACAACCCTTGAAAGCACGATAGACAGTACCTCAAATGAGAATCACGCAACCGTCACATATGAGGTAAACATTTTTACCAATAAGACGGTTGGAAAGAAATCAGATGCGAAAGACATATTAAATCTGATAGACACGTTAATGATTGGTTTCGGATTCATCCGAATCAGCAAAGAACCCGTGGCATTATCAGAGGGTACGAAGTATCGGATAATAATCCGTTATCGTGCCGTAGTTTCAAAGAATCAAACACTTTACAGGAGGTAAAGACAAATGGCTATAAGCACATTTAAAACCTTTCTTATGATAAGCAAGGACAATGGTGCAACCTACGAAAAGCTTATCGACATCAAGGATTTCCCTGATCTTGGCGGTGTACCTGAAATGCTTGACACCACAACAATGTCAAACAAGTCAAGAACATACATCCTCGGTATTCAGGAAACCGAAGCTATGACATTTACTGCCAATTACACACTTGAAGATTTCACAAATGTTAAGGCACTTGAGGAATCCGAACAGTATTTCGCAGTTTGGCTTGGTGGCACTATTGTTGGCAACGTAGTTACACCAACAGGTTCAGACGGCAAGTTCATTTTCAAGGGTCTTGTAACGGCTACAAAGACAGGTGGCGGTGTAAATGAAGTACAGGATATGACAATTACAATCGCACCTACATCCGACATCGACCTTGATAGCGGTGTTGGAGTAACACTTAACAAGCATTCCGTAACAATCGCCGATGAAGCAACAACAACACTTACTGCCACAACAAATCCGGCGGGCGAAACAGTAACATGGAAATCATCTGATCCCACAGTTGCATCTGTTGTTAATGGTGTTGTAACAGGCGAGTTACCTGGAGTATGTGCAATTACTGCATCTGTTACAAGCGGTGGCAGTTATGCTATCGATACTTGTATCGTCACAGTAACATCATAAAGTAGAGTGCCTTATATTAGGCACTTTACTTTTATCAAAAACGAAAAGAGGACAAAAAAATGGCTAAAACAATCACAATCAAAACGAAAGACAACAAGGAATACTTACTTGAGTTCACAAGAAAAACAGTTGTGAATATGTCCAGAGCGGGATTTCAGCTTGAAGAGGTAACATCTAACCCGATCATCGCAATCCCACAGTTATTTGAGGGCGCATTCAAAGCAAACCATCCGTATGTGAAATCATCGGAAATCACCGATATTTATAACTCACTCGGAAACAAGGAAGATTTGCTTGTGGCACTTATTGAAATGTATCAAGAGCCTATCAATGCGCTTGTAGAAGAGCCGGACGAAGAATCAAAAAAGTCGATGTGGGAAGTGAACGGATAGACACCGCCCCACAAAAGCAAAAAACTATCCATGAGTTTTGCGAAGAACAATGCCCGATATACATGGCTATGGGTATGAGCCGTGACGAATATTGGAACGGCGACCCGTCAGCGGTCATTGATTATCGCAAAGCAGACAAAATACGAACAAACAGGCGAAATTACGAAGCATGGTTGCAAGGTCTGTATATATACGATGCCTACACTTGTGTAGCACCTGTACTGATACCTTTCAACAAGAATGCACGTATATCGCCTTATCCGAAAGAGCCTTACATTCTTTTCGCAGATGAACGAAAGGAAAAGGCTAAACAGGAAGAAATAGAACGTGACAAGCGCAATCAGGCGCAAGTCAGAGCATGGTTCAAGCGGGTAAATGAGAGAAAAGGGAGTAAAACAGAATGAGTGAAGTAACAGTTGATACCATTAAATTAAGTTTTACCGCCGATACATCGAATGCCATTAAGGGCATAGATGCACTCATAGCCCGCTTAAATTCTGTTAAGTCGGCATCGGCAGACATCAGCAAGGCTATGGGCAAGGTTAATTCTGCGGTCAAAACTGCGGAAAAGTCAGGTGCTAAAGTTTCATCAGTTGCAAGCAAGGCACAGAGTGCAGCGCAGACAAATCCGGCACTTGCGGGAACGGTTAAAACACCGAGTACCACAGTACAGGATTCAGAAAAGATTAGTAATGCAGTACAGAGTGCCGAAAAAAGTACACAGGCATTTACCGATGCAATCGGAGCAAACGGCGAAGCACTTTCAGCTCAACAGGCTGCGATGCTTGGCACTATTGCAAGCGCACAAACATATAATGGTGTTATATGGCTTGTGTCTGGAGCAACCAAAGCAGCCATAAAAGGCATACAGATGTTTATAAATGTAATCGCCAGAGGAACAATTGCGGTAGCAAAGTTTGCAATCAACATTGGTACATTACCTTTCAGAAAAATGGCAAGCGATGTTGGTGGAGCAATTAAAAAGGTTACACAGTTCCTTGCAGCGATTAAGCGAATAGTAATGTATCGTGCGATACGAAGTGCCATTAAAGCCGTCACACAGGGCTTTAAAGAGGGTATGACAAATCTGTATTACTACTCGCAGATGATAAATAGTCAGTTTGCCAAATCACTTGATTTGCTTGCAACAGATGCCTTATACGTCAAGAACTCATTAGGTGCTATGGCAGAACCGATTGTAAATGCGGTAGCCCCGGCGATTGACTACTTAACAGACAGATTTGTTGAACTGTTAAACAAGATAAACGAAGTGATTGCAGCCCTTACAGGCGCATCACATTGGACTAAAGCCCTTAAATATCCTGTGGCATATGCAGAATCAACAGACAATGCCACAAAGTCAGCAAAGAAGTTAAGAGCGACTATTCTCGGATTCGATGAAATCAACCGCCTTGATGATAATTCAAGTGGTTCGGGCGGTAGCGGTAGTGCCGGAATGGACTACTCAAAGATGTTCCAGAGCGAAGAGGTATCGACCCAGGCAAAGGATTGGGTAAAACGTCTGAAAGAAGCTTGGGATAATGCAGACTTTACGGATATAGGTGCAAGCATCGGGCAGAAACTCAAAGATGGATTAGACAACATCCCGTGGGAAGATATAAAAGCGAGAGGTGAGCAGTTCTATAAATCCCTTGCAACCCTTATTAACGGTTTTATTGAAGTGCCGGGATTAGGCGAAAGCATCGGACATACCATAGCCGAAGCGATAAACTTTGCGGTTAACAACATTTGGACATTCTTCTCGGAAGTTCATTGGGATAGTGTCGGAGAGTTCTTCGGCGAGGGCATCAACGGATTTGTAGATAAGTTTGATGTAAAGAAACTCGGTGCTGCGATTGCAAGGGTAATCAATTCAGCAGTTACCGCCTTACACGCATTTATCAACAAGGTTCGTTGGAAAGATGTGGGTAAGTTCATATCGGACGGTATTGACAGTTTCTTTAATGAAATAAATACCGCAGAGCTTGCCAACACAATATCAGACGGTATTCTCGGCGCAATAGATATGTTGGTTGAGATACTAAATGAAACCGATTTTGAACAAGTTGGCGAGAGAATCGGAGAACTTATAAAAGGTCTTGATTATGTAACAATACTCGGTGGATTGGCAGCCGTACTTCTTGGAGCAATCAAAGCCGCACTTGCCACACTTGCCGGACTTATAAAATCGAATCCTGTTATTGGTACACTTGTGGCATCAGCCATAGCATTTAAAATTGGTTCAGCACTTGCCGGGGCAGCGGTAAAGACAATGATTGCATCAAAACTTGGTGTAAGTCTTGCATCGTTAAGTGCTAATTCAGGGGTTGCCGCAGCTGCAAAATCACTTGGAACATCAATCGGATTAAAAGTTGCAGTAGCAATAGGAACAGCAATTGCCGGATATAAACTCGGAAATGCTATTTATCATAAGACAGGCGGTGATTCAAACGGAACAGAGTACGGTGTTGGTTCATTCGCCGATTTCATCATGGACGACAAAAAGAACGGCGGTCTTGGTTTAGGAAAGGCATTAAGCAAGGTTATTCCATTTGCCGATGGTGGAACACCCGAAACAGGATCATTGTTCCTTGCGAGAGAAAGCGGACCCGAACTTGTTGCTAACGTAGGTCGCAAGACACAGGTTGCGAACAACGATCAGATTTTATCATCTATTTCAGCGGGTGTCGAAGTAGCAAACGAAAGTCAGAATGTGCTTCTTAAAGAGCAGAACGACCTGTTAAGAAGATTGCTTGCAAAAGACACCACAGTTAATGCAATAGTATCTACCGACAGTTTGGTTAGCGGTTTGTCAAGAAAGAACCGCCGTGACGGAAAGGCGGTAGTACCGTTAGGAGTATAAAATGGCATATCCATACGACCCATATAACCCTATACGCACAGTAGATGGAGCATACATCAAATGCCCCTCTTCCTTTGCGTACAATCTGCAAGATGTATCATCGTCAGATGCCGGAAGAACGGAAGATGCCCTGATGCACAAGAAAAGAATAGCGCAGAAAGTCAGCCTTAATATTTCGTGGGCGAACATCCCTACCGAGGATGTATCAGCAATATTAAAGGCATTCAACCCTGAATACATCAATGTTTGTTACCTGGATGCCAAAGAGGGAACATACTTAACAAAGAGGTTCTATGTTGGCGACAGGTCAGTTCCGATGTATTCCAGAGTATTAAATGTTTGGAGCAACGTATCGTTTAACATTATCGAACAGTAGGTAGAATATGTACCCAATAGATTATGACATTGAAGAATTGTTTAAAGCAGATGCGCCACAATACGCAAGGCTTACATTTGGCGATACTGTTTTAACGCAAGACAATATAACGCAAGGTGGAATGTCTATCAACCGATACTGTTCATCATCGGACAAGATTGAGATAGGTTCAACCATTTCGGCAGAACTCACACTTGTTCTGAATAACATAGACGGCGACCTAAATGACATAACATTCATCGGACAGAGTGTATTTGTTGAGGTGGGTGTCTATGACGAAACATTGGAAGAAATCACCTATATTCCGATGGGATATTTCAAGGTAGATGGTTCTCCGAGAAAACTGACAAAGATAAACCTGTCTGCCCTTGATTGTATGACGAACTTTGACAAGGCGGTAGACGAAAATGTAATCACATTCCCGTACACAGTAAGCGAGTTGTTACAGGTTATATGTCAGGTGTGCGATGTCGAGCTTGGAATCGACCCCGATGAACTGTTAAATGCCGATTATGAGATTCCGGCATTCCCAGAGGGCTACACATCATACAGACAGATTCTTTCGGCTATCTGTGAGATAACTGCAACGTGTGCTTTTATCAATTGGCAAAACAAGTTGGTACTCAAATGGTTCGAGAGAACAGGTGAGCGCATAGAGTTATCGGACAGGTACACATCAGATATTTTTGAAGAGCCGATTGAGATAACAGGCTTTCAGATTATAGACGGAGAGAACGTCTATGTCAGCGGTAACATCGGCTATGTGTTGGGTATTGATAACAACGCACTCATTCAGACGAATCATCAGGCGATATGCGACAGTATCTTCGAGGTGCTTGACGGATTTACCTACACACCATTTTCGGCGACAGTATCACCGCTGCCCCACATCTATCCTCTCGATATGGTTTCGTTCATCGACAAAGATGAAACCGAGATAGACACGATCATTACCGATTGGACATTCAAGATGAACG